TTGCAGGGCAGCTCGGATTCACACCGCGCCATCAGCCCCAGGCCGCATGTTTGCTCGGTCCCGCCCTTGTTAGGGTTGTGGGCCTCAGTGCCACGCACTGGGGGTTGTGTGCCCGTGCTGGGCGTGAGTGCGTCCATGTCCATCATCATCCTCAGAGCCTCTTCAGCACCTCAGAAACCGGCGTGCGCATCTTCCCCAGCGGCCCGCTCGTGTCGATCACCTTGGCCTTCTTGCGCATCGCCATAGACGTGTAGATGGCGGTGCTCTTGGGGTCGCTGTGGCCCAGCAGGTCCTGCCTGGTGATCAGGTCGACGTCGTCCTCTGCCATCTCGACGCCGAACAGGTGCCGGAACGCATGGGGGTGCCGCTCCTCAGCCGGCACACCGGCCCGACGGCCATGCCGCTGGATCATTCGCCACACGGCCTGGCGGGTCAGCCGCACTCGCTCGCCGTGCCACTCATGGGCCGGGGTCGCGCCGGGCCGGGTGTTGACGAACAACACCTTCTGCGGCCGTCCCTTCGCGTCGACGACGTTGCGATCGAACGGCTTCAGCTCCTCGTGGTCGAGGTAGATGCGCAGCAGCATCTCAGCCTCTTTTGGCACCGGCAGCATGCGCTCCTTCAGGCCCTTTTCGACGACACGGATCACCAGGCGCACAGCCCCATCGATCTCGCTGTTGCGGACGTCGTCTTCGTCCAGGCCGACCAGGCCACCCACGCGAATGCCGCAGCCCAGCAACAGGGCCAGCATGGTCGCGTCGCGCACACCGACGAAGGTGTTCAGGTCCGGCGCCCACATCAGCTTCTCGGCGCTTTGCATGCTCAGCGCGTGCGGCAGCGGCCGGCCGATCTGCGGGTGCAGCAGCTCGCGCGCCGGGTCGCCCACGCGCAGGCCGCGGGCGTTGGCCCAGGCATAGAACCCCCGCACCGCGCTGATGTAGGGCTTGCGGCTGCGCGCCACAACGCCCCGCTTGTGCAGCCAGATCCCTGCAAACGTCTCCAGCTCGATCGCCACGGCCGACAGCAGTCCGCGCTCGGGCCCGAGGAATTCACGCAGCTTGGCCAATGCCATGCCGTAGGCCTCCAGCGTGCGCGGCCGGCGATTCTTGGTCGCCACCAGGTGAGAAAGAAAGGCCGCCACGGCCTGGTCGTCGGTGTCGATTTGCACGGGTCGATGCTGGGTTTGGCTGGGGGGTACACGCATTTTCTCCGTGGATGCGTGGGCAGGCCAGGCAAACCCTGAAAACCGCTGGCCAGGCAATAACTTAGCTGCACCGGCGGCCCACAAAAAACAGGTGGGGCGGTCGGTTAAACCGTGGTTGCAATTTGTTACGTCCGGCTCGACCTGTGGGCACGCCTTCACCGACATCCACCCCTCACTCTTCCTCTTTTCTTTTTCAAATCAAGAAGATAGAGAGATAAGAACAGCCACGGTCAAAAACACAGCATGTGGAAAAACGGACATGACATGTGTAGAAATTGACCTGACATGTGGATATTGGCGTTTAACAAATCGGCCGCTCGCCTTAGTAAACACAGGGAATTTGCAGAATTCATCCACGGGTCCACGGCTTTATGCGGCTCTCACCGTCACCCATTCACAAAAATTGAGCGGTCGCCCCCTCCAGCGCTTCGGGTCGTCTTTTGCCCGTCGCGGCCCTTTTGTGGGGGTGGGGTGCGGGGAGGGAGCACGGGCTGGCGGCTGCGCCTGCTCAACAGCCCATGGGTTCAGCCGAACCCATGACGATCCGGCGCTGACGCACCAGATCGATCCAGGCGCGCCTCACGGCGCGCAGTCATGGGGCAGTAGCCGGCCTGGTGGCCGGCAGGGCCTCGCAGCTGACGGCACAGGGCAACACCCGGCCGACCGGCGGGCGCCGGCGCCTCAGGCCCGGCCTTGCCGCCCCAGCCGCTGCCGCACGTCGCGCACCCGGCTGCGCACCATGCCGCGGGTCAGCACACCCTGGTCGAAGTAGCCGGCCTTGGTCGGGCCCAGCACACCGGCGCGCAGCTCGGGCGCCATGCGCTCCAGGGCCTGCAGCGTGGTCTCGCGGCCAGCCTGGTCTTCGGCGCTCACCTCGTCGGTGAACACCGCCACCACAAAGCTCAGCGTGTTGGGGTGCGCTGGCCAGGGCGTGCTCTTGCGGTCGGGGTAGACGCCCGGGCCCAGCCCGTGCAGGTTCTGGCGGGCGTACAGGTCGCAGATGTCCGGCCTGGGGTGCCGCGGGCTCAGCAGGAAGCGAAAGCCCACCTGACCGCCGGCCCGCTCGGCGCCGGCCATGTAGGCCTCGCCGTGGGCGCGGTTCACCTCGGTGCGCATCACGCGCAGCGTGTTGGCCAGGGCGCCCGTGTTTTCACCCACCAGGTGGTCGGCGCCGGTCAGCACACGGGCCACCGCCGCGGCGCCCTGGGCCTGCGCCGTCGCCGGCGGCACCGCCTGGCCGCGCATCATGAAGTCCATGGCCGCCTTGTCGGCGCTCCAGCCCTGCACAACAGCCTGTTCCACCGTGCGGTGCACCGCCTCTTTGGCGCCGCGGTCCACGCGCCAAAGCCGGTCGCTCAGCACCAGGCCGTTGGCGTCACTGAAGGTGCGCACAAACTGCACCGCCTGGTCCACCACCCGCATCGCCTCGGCCGTGGCCAGCACCGGCTGCACCGCACGGCCCGTGGCGGCCAGGCCGGCGGCCGTCAGCGGCCGCACGCCCAGCTCGGCCGCCTGGCTGATCGCACTGTCCAGCACCTCGGTGCGCGCTCTGGCCAGGGCCTGCAGCACCAGGTCGATGCGCTCCAGCAGGCCGCGCAGCTGATCGATGCGCACGCGGCCGCCGCTGTCGCCGGCCGCCGCGATCGCCGCGCGCACCTGCTCGGCCGCGTCGGTGTAGATCCGGGTCAGCTCGTCGACGGCGGCCGCGTCCAGCTGCTGCATCGCATTGCGCGCCTGCTGGCTGGCGCGCCTGATCGCCGCGGCCGCCAGGTCGGCCATCAGCCGCGGCCCCGCCCGCCGTTGCTGCCCGGCACGCTGATGCTGGTAGCGCTGCCCCCCTTGGGCGCGTTGCCCGGCGTCACGCTCACCCTGGGCGCCCCACCAGCGCCACCAGGCGCCCCGCCAGGGCCGGCGGGCGGGTTCGTCGGGGGGTAGGGGTCGGTGCGCCCCCCCCAGGCCTCCACGGCCTTCAGGATCAGCGCCGGGTCGTAGCCCATCTCCTCCCACACCAGCGGCGGCGGGAAGCCCAGCGCGCTCAGCTTCAGCGCCAGATCCGCCACCTGGTTGGGCGTCTCGGTGCGCCGCTCGCTGAACCGCAGCGTGAACTCCTCCGGCCCGGCCACGATGCCCTTCAGCAGCAGGTGCGTGCGAAAGATCCACTCGTACTCAAACGCGTGCGTGTCCTGCAGGTGGTCGATCTCGTCGTAGTAGTCGCGCTTCAGGTCCTCCAGCACGTCGCGCGCCAAACCGTCCACATAGCCAAACAGCCCCTTCGGCGCCGGCGTGCCGGCAAAAAAGGTGTCCAGCAGGTGCACAACGTCGGCCACGTGCTCCAGGTTGGCGTCACCCTGCACGGCCGTCACAGCGCCGCGGCGGTTGGAATAAAAGTCGGTGGTGATCTCCCCCTTCTCGCCTTCCACCGTCTTCCGGTAGTCCTCAACCTCGACTGGCGTGGCCCCCTCAAGCACGTGGCTCAGCCGCAGCGGCGCCCGCTGGCGCCGGCGGATCACCAGGTCTTCCTCGGTCATCACCAGCTTGCGCCAGGTCTCGCAGCAAGCGTCCAGGAACGGCCGGCCCATCTCGCCCATGTCGTCGTAGTTCAGCGGGTCAAACCGCGCCATCTGCAGCTGGTAGGCCGCAAAGCTGGCCAGCACCTCGCCCGTCATCACGTCGCGCTGCTCATAGGCCCGGGTCGGGTCGGCAAACCGGCCGGTGGCGTCCACCATCGGCACCATCGTCTCGGCCGGCATGCGGATGGCGGCCACCACCCGCTGGCTGTCGTCCAGCACCAGCTGCAGCGGCAGGTTGCCCTCGGCCACCAGGCCCCGTGCATCGCTGCGCAGCTTCTGCACCCGGTTCAGCTGCAGGCGCTGCTCAAAGGCCAGCCACTCGCGCCGCAGCGTCTCGCTGCTGGCCGGCTCGGTGAACTGCATCACCAGGCCGCCGCGCACCGTGTCCCGGCAGATCCGGCCGTGGATGTTCTTCACGCGGCCATCGCGGGCTTCCATGGTGCGCAGGATCTGGATCTTCTCGCGCACCTCGGTGCTGATCGCAAACTGCCGGTACCAACGCCGCATCGCCACGTCGGCCGGCACCCGGCTGCCGCGCTCGCCGGCCGGGCGCTGGTACAGCGGCGCCAGCGCGGCGCGCATCAGGTCGCCGCTTGCCGCGGCCAGGCTCTTCCAGTAGCGCATGGCCACCTCCTCATCAATGGGGCAGCGCCAGCGCGCCACCCATGCCCAGCAGGTCCTCGCGGCCCACCCGGCGCGTGCTCACCACCGCCGGCGCATCCTCGAGGCCGCGCGTCAGCAGCGCATACACCGCCGCGCAGGTGGCGTCGAACAGGTCGTCCCCCACCTTCTGGTCGGCCATCTGAAAGCTGCTGTAGCTGGCCCGCGTGGGCAGCGCCCGCATGTTGCCCAGCTGGCGCACCATCGCCAGCCAGTCGTCGCTCTCCAGCTCCCAGCCCGTGTCCACGTAGGGCATGGCCGCCCGGCCGTGGTGGAAGGCCTCGCGCACCGCGCTGGCCATCACGTGCTTGGTCATGCCCTCAAAGCGCATCGGCGCAAAGGCCCAGCTGTTCCAGCTCGATGCCGAGCTCTGGCCCTCGTTCACCGTCTCCCGGTTGATGTGCGTCAGGCCCTGCCGGAACAAGTCGTCGTTCACCGCCGTCAGCATGCCCACGCCGTAGGCATCGCCGATCGCGTAGTCCGGCCGGAAGTACTCCCACAGCGCCACCAGCTCGCGCCGCAGCGCCTGGTCGCTCACGCCAGGCGCCCACAGCTTCACGAAGGGGAACGTCAGCCACTGCCCGATCACCTCGCACACCACCAGCGCGCTCTTCGATGCCTCGGGCCGCTCGCCGTGCCCCGTGTGGTCGTAGCCAAAGCTCACCAGCCCGCGGCGCTTGTAGCGCTCGCCCGGCACCGGCCCCGCGCGCTGCAGGCCAGCCTCCAGCCCCACCGCAATCGCCTTGCGGATGTGCTCTTCCCACACCCAGTTGCGCGCCTGGATGTTGCGGCACAGGAACTGCCGGATGTACTCATCGGCCGGCAACTGCACCCGCATGCTTTCGGCCCAGCCAGCGTCCAGGATGCCCAGCGCCAGCCCCAGGTGAATGTCCACCGTCGTCAGCACCTTGTATTCGCCCGTGTCCAGCAGGCTCTGCAGCACCCCGGCACCCTTGAACACACCGGTGATCCGCACCTCCGGCTTGAACTTCGCCGCGCCGGCGTCCACACCCAGCCGCCGCGCCGCGCCCAGCATCGGCAAAAACCGGCTCATCAGCCGGTCCTGCGGCATGTCGTCCGTCTCCTCCAGGCTGGCAATCGTCAGCGAATCGCCGTCGATCTGGCTCATGATCCCGTAGGCGCTGGCCCGGCTGTGGTTCACCAGCTCGAAGCCCGTGTCCTTCAGCTGCGGCCGGCCCTGCTTGTAGGCGATGTAGGCGCTGAGCATCGGGCTGCGCCGGATCGCCTCCAGCATGTAGTCCAGGTTGTTCATGCTCTGCTGCATGCGCGGCGCCACGATGCCGCAGTCCTGGTGCGCCTCGGTGGCCAGGCGCTCCAGGTTGTACATCTCCTTCACGCTCGTCTTGCCCGTGCGCCGGCAGCTCGGGTCCACCGTGTTCGGGTGCCGGTCCATCTCCAGCATCTTCAGCACCTGCACCGGGTCCAGCTCCACGTTGTGCACGTGCTTGTGCCACAGGGCATGCGGCCGCAGGCCGCTGCGCGCATCGGGCCGGGCAAACCGCATGATCTCGGCCTCGGCCACGCTGGCGCTCTTCACGCGCTCGGCGGCGCCCACCCTCACGGCTTGCCACCCGCCAGCTTGGTGCCCGTGGCCGCCTCATGGGCGATCAGCACCGGGTCCTTCGCCGCCGCTGCCGCCGATGCCGCCAGCAACCCCGGCACCTTCTCCAGCGCCGCCGCCATGCGGTCGGCAAAGCTGGCCAGCGCCTCGCTGGGCGCGTGGCCCACGCCCAGCCGGCCGCCCAGTAGGTTCTCCTCGTCGTCGGCCGCCTTCACCGTCATGCCCAGGTCGCTCAGGCTCAGGCCCAGGCGCGTCACCAGGTCGGCAATCGGCTTGAACGCCGGGTTGGCCATGTACTCCATCACCGGGTGCTCTTTGCCCTGGTCATCGGTATAGGTCAGCGTCACGCTGTTGCCTTCCTTGTCCAGCTGCACCTTCGGTGTGGCCATCACCACCCCGTGGCCCAGCACCGCCTGCAGGCACATCTGCAGGCTCGCCACCAGCGCGGCGTGCAAGTCGGCGTGGATGCGCCCCAACGCCCGCGGATTGCGCTGCTCAAACGCCGCGTGGTGCAGCATGAACAGCTCGGTTTGCTTCACGCACGCCGGCTGCTCGGCGCACCAGTACCGGTCCACATCGCAGGTACTGCAAAACGGGTACTTGCCCGGCTTGGCCGGAAAGTACGTGGCCGTGCGCGCCGTCAGCCCATGCTTCATGCCGTTGAAGCGCGTGCGCAGCGCCTCCTCGGGCGTGGGGTGCCCCTCCAGGTTGGCCGACGTGGCCGCCTTGCCATCGGCAGTCTTCGGGCCGGTGGCGAACTGGTGCGCCTTCAGCAGCGCCCGTTCCCACGGCGCCTGGGGCTGGTGGCGTGCATCGCAGGCCGGGCACGTGGCCAGGTACTGCCACGGGTGGTGCGCCTGCTCGGCGTCGGGCTCCACCACATCAGGTGCACCCGTCCAGGTGTGGCGGCACACCCCACACCGAAAGGTGACCTCGTCCAGCTCGCGTGACCAATCCTTGCGCATCGTGCCCGCAGCATCAGCGCGATGGGCGGACAGGTGCAGGGGGGCGCGCAGGCCCCGCAGCGCGCTACTTGCGGGCTGGCGCCGACTGTCCGCGCACCCCAAACCACCACACCGTGCTGGTGGTGGCCAAGTAGGTGATGGTGCGGATGATCTCCATCGCCAGGTCAAACGTCTGCGCCACGCTCAGCACCAGCTGCTTCCGGGTGTGCATGTCCTGCACCCACAGCATCAGCACCGTCATCAGGTACAGCGTGTACAACGTCACCCCCGGCCGCACCATGCCGCGGGCAAAGTCCACCGTCGCCATCAGCCAGCGCGCCAGCCGGCTCTGCTGCTGTGCCGGCGGCGCCAGAAAGGTGGCACGGTCGCCCGCCACACTGGCCTGATAGCTGCGCGCCGATGCCTCGTCCTCCCGCGCCTGCGCGTCCAGCTCGGCCACCCGCACACGCGCCTGGTCGGCGCTGGCCGCCATGGCCGCCTGCTGGTCAAGCTCCAGCCTGCGCAGCTCCAGCGCATTGGCCGCCTGCAGGCGGGCCAGGTCCAAGTCCTGCCCGCGCCGCTTCATGTCAAACCAGCGCTGCAGCAGCACCCCCAGCAGGCCCGTAGCACCACCGCTCAGCACACCGCTCACCACCGTGCCCAGAATTTCACCCATGCTCATCCTCCAGCCATGATGGCGGCCCAGGCCTGCGCCCGCAGCGCCTGCCGGTCAGCCAGCCCGTTTGTGCCACCGTTGATCCGCCTGGTCAGCGTCACAAAGTCGCCGCTGTCGGCCCAGGCGTTCAGGCCACGGTTGCGCCAGTACAGCGCCGCGCTCAGCGCCGCCCAGCGCGGCTGCTCAAGCGCCTGCGGCTGCGCCTCAAAGTCCGGCACATCGGCGCCCAGCAGCAGGCGCAGGCCCGCCGTGGTGGCCCGGTGGTTGCCCCGCCCCGTCACCTGGATCAGGCCCCGGCCCAAAAACCGGCGGCCGTCGCCCGCGGCCACATTGCCCAAGGTGCGGCTCAACGTCGTGCAGGGCTCGTAGCGCAGCTGGGCGGGCGTAGGCCCCCACAGCTCGCGCACCAGGCGCAGCCGCATCGTCTCGTGCCCCACCTGGGCCAGCCAACAGGCCAGCCGCTCTGCCGAGCTCACGTCGGCCAACGCCAGCGCCTCGCCCATCACCGGTGCCCATGCGGCGGCACGGCTGGCAGGGATGCACAGCGCGGCAGCCAACAAAGGGGCGGTGATCAGCATCGTGGCCACAGCATCGCCGGGCCAGGCGGACGATCACAGTGGGGGCGCGTGGCCCCAGCACACCACCAGCGCCGGCGGCAACACCTGCGCCGCCGTCAGCTCGGTATTCGAACCAGGCGCGAAGCCTCGGCCGCCTGGCTCAACTGGTCAACCACCGGCTGCAGCAGCATGTGCATAGACTGAGCCTGCACGCGGGCGCTGGGTGGGCATGCCTCCAGCAAATCCATCAGCGCCTGCAGGCCCAAGTGAGCGTGGTGCAGGCTCGCCTCCACCTCGTCAAAAACCAGGGTCGTTTCCTCCGCCCCGGCATAGTGTGCGTCCATGGTGTGTCCCAACGGCTTGTCATCAGCAACAGCCAGGGTCAACGAGCAAAACGACACCACCCCGGCGCAGCCCACTCTAGGGCGTCACACCCAAACGCACGCCCCCGCAGCTACGGGGTGCCTGCGGGGGCTGGCCAAGGCAGCCAGCCCCCCCGGACGAGGGACCACCAAAGGGTGGCCCTCAGCGC